GATTCTTGTTCAGGTTCATATTCTGGCTCAAAACCCTCTTCTCCAAATTCAGCTATTATTTCTATAGTTTCTGATGAATCAACTTCAGGAGAAAATCTTAAAAAGAGCAACAGAAATCATAAGTTTTGCTGGCATAATTGATACCGTTTTGGTAGCAATTATTATGTATACTCTTGATACAACTAAGATGGATGCTCTGAAAGCTCTCTCGTTCTTTCATCAACTCCGAGGGGTAATGATTCTTGGCTTTACATTCTACCTCGCTTCAACAGTTCTTTCATTACTAGCCTTCAGGGTGACGAAGTATTTCCCAGCACCAAGGATAGGATCAGTGGAATTCATTGAAGAAGTATTCGACGCCTCGTCGAAGCCAAGTAAAAAACACTTCGCAATTCAAATGTATGATGGAATACAGGCCTATAATGAGATAAATCGAAATAAGTTCAAATACCTCTTGTGCACGGCCTTGAATGAAAGGTTGAAATCCCAGCACCAAGCAAAGCTTTATTCCTACACAGTTTCTGCTTCTGCTGCTGGAGGAGGAGGAACTACATTTATGCCAGACTTTAACATAGTAGGGGCAAGTGGAACTAATCAATTAGCATCTACTGTTGCTGGTCAATTAGGTGAGCCAACAAGAGCATATGTTGTTTATGATGACTTGAGAACTGCTGGTGAGATTGAAGCAAATGCAGTCACTGCTGCTGGAATATAAGACAAAACACAAAAACCAAAGTATTATAATATAAACATTTATTATGAGAGATATAGATGATTTAGAAACCATTGAACTATTCATCGATGATGAAGACCAGAGTGGTATTGAAGCAATTTCACTTGTTGAGTTCCCAGCCATAGAGGAAAACTTTGTGGCTTTATCAAAGCACAAGATTGAGTTAAAGACAATGGATGCGGAGAAACGCCTTGTCGTTGGATTAGCCCTTGTCCCAGATAAGAAGATTTACCGCAATAATGGTGGGTTTGAGTATAACATAACATTTAGCAAAGATACAGTCCGCAAAGCGGCTGAAAAGTACCTTAAATCGCTAAAGATACACAATGCAACCATTGAACACGAAATGGAAGTTGATGGGGTGTATTTAACAGAGTCTTGGATTGTAGAAGACAAGGCAAAAGACAAGACTGCTTTATATGACCTTAATGCACCAGAGGGTGCTTGGGCGGTTGCTATGCGTATCGAGAATGATGAGGTATGGGAAGATGTTAAAGCGGGGAAATATTTAGGGTTCTCTATTGAAGGAATATTTAATGAGAATCAAGGATGGGATGCAGAGGATTTATCTGTTATGAAAAAGATAAATCAACTGCTTGATGAGTTAGAATCTTCACAAGAATTAAAGTCTTATAGTGATTATCCAGAGGCAGCCCGTAACAATGCTAAAAGAGCATTGAAGTGGGCTGAAGAGAATGGATGGGGGTCTTGCGGAACTGATGTAGGGAAGCAAAGAGCGAATCAATTAGCCAATGGTGAGGCAATCACAAGAGAAACTATTGCAAGGATGGCATCTTTTAAACGCCATCAGCAACACAAAGATGTCCCTTACTCTGAAGGATGTGGTGGACTTATGTGGGATGCTTGGGGCGGAACTGCTGGTGTTGAATGGGCAATCCGTAAATTAGAACAAATAGATAATGAGTAGTAAAACAAATACCTCTTATCGGGTTCACGTTCAAAGTGAAACTGAATCGAGACTACCAGACTTAAATACAGAGCAAGGGGCTATGATGGTCACTGATGAAGCCCTTTATATGGGCTTCAATGACGAGAAGGTTATTGTTTACCCTCCGCAATCTGATGCTATGGGTCTTGGTTGGGCGAGATATGATGATACAGAGTGGACATCATTAAACAAGAAGTCTTTAGTTCAAGGTGAAACCATAGTTCTCCCTAACAATGCTGGGAATGTAATCAATGAGCATATACATTCCCCTAAAGCATTTTATAATGGGGCTACACAAAAGATTCAAGCGGTCAATGATGCTGATGTTTATGTGATGACTATTGTATTTAAGTATTCTTCGGCTAATGCAAATCAAACTTATTTAGAGTTAAAACTTGAAGCCATTAATGGTACTCCTTATGACCGATTAAGTTCGGACATCACTTTCCCTAAAGGAAATGATGCCGAACACAACTATCACGGTGTATTCCAATATTATTCAGATAGTGATTTTGTTACAAGCGGTTCTGAAATACAAATTACCCCTATTGGTGGTACTGCTAAAGTTTGGGATATTATCTATTTTATTCAGAGAACACAAAATCATATATCATAATGGCAAAGAGAAAGTTAAAAGACCCACACGATGTTGGGAGTTATTCATCTCCAAAGGGAGGTAAAAGAGGATGCTTATGCAAGGATGGTAGGACTTATTCAAGCAAATGTTGCAAGGGTGAGTTAATCAATCAAGGTATAGGAAAAATCTGAAAATAAGACAGAAAGATTTAAAATTAGTATTAATGTAAAATGTTTAATTTATGAGAACACCAAAACAACTTTTCAACGAAATCGTAAAGTTAGCGGAATCTGCGGTAAAGCAAGAGGAAGTTAAAGACGTTGAGGTTCAAGAAGAGGTGGTTCTTGCCGAAGAGACTCAAGAACAAGTTCAAGAAGAATTGTCTGAACAAGTGGAGGCTCAAGAAGAGTTGGCTGAAGAAGAGCCAATGCAAGATATGCCTTCTGAAGAAGCCCCAATGGATGACTACGTTAAGCGAAGTGAGTTTGAATCTGCTTTAAAAGAAATGAAGGAGATGTACACTAAAGTTCTTGAAGTAATGTCTCCAGAGCAAGGCGAGGAAGTTCCCGCAGACTTGGCTCAAGACGAGTCTATTACTGAAGAGTTATCTTCTCAAGAGGATACAGACACTTTGGTTCACACTCCAGATGCTCAAGTAGAAGAGAAACAAATTCATCTTTATTCACAAGGGCGTAGAAAGACAACTGAAGATTATGTCTTCGCATCACTATTTAAAAAATAATCTGAACAACTAAATTAATTAAAAATGGCTACAACCACTAATGTTACAACTACCTACGCTGGGGAATTTGCTTTGCCTTATATCCAAGCAGCGTTATTAAACCCTTCTACTATTCGTAATGGTGGGGTTACTGTTAAACCAAACGTAAAATTCAAGCAAGTATTGAAGAAAGTTGCTATGAGCGACTTGATTAAAGATGGCTCTTGTGACTTTACTCCAACTGGAACTATCACTTTGACTGAAAACATTCTTCAGCCAGAGGAGTTTCAAGTAAACTTTACTTTATGTAAGCAAGATTTCCGTGATGATTGGGAAGCAATCGCTATGGGTCTTTCTGCTCACGACAACCTTCCTCCAAACTTGGCTGACTTTATCATCGCCAAAACTGCTGCTGAAGTTGCTACTGCTAACGAAACTATCATCTGGCAAGGTGCTACTGCTACTGCTGGTGAGTATGATGGATTCTTGGCTCGTTTCGCTGCTGATGCTTCTGTTATCGATGTAACTGGTACTACTGTTAATGCTGGTAACGTAATCACTGAACTTGGAAAAGTTGTTGATGCTATCCCAGCTGCTATCTACGGAAAAGAGGACTTGTTCATCTACGTTCCACAAAACGTATATCGTGCTTATGTTCGTGCGTTAGGAGGATTCGGTGCTTCTGGAGTTGGTGCTAATGGTTTCGAAGGACGTGGAAACAACCAAGTTCTTGGAGATTTAGCTTTCGATGGTGTAAAACTTTTCTTGGCTGAAGGTCTTCCTTCTAACGAGATGGTTGCTGCACAATCAAGCAACTTGTTCTTTGGAACATCTTTGATGTCTGACTGGAACGAAGTTAAAGTTCTTGATATGGCTGACCTTGATGGTTCGCAAAATGTACGTTTCGTTATGCGCTACACTGCTAACGTAAACTACGCTTACGGTTCTGAAATCGTATACTACTCTTAATAAGATTTGATAACGGGGGTGTTTAATAGCACCCCCTTAATCAAATAAAACTGAATTAATAATAATATAAAACCCAAACATAATTATGGCTTGTGAAAATTTATCATTAGGGAGATTGAAGCCTTGTAAAGATACAGTTGGGGGTATTAAGAACATCTACTTCGTTAACTACGGAGACTTTGACGGAATCGTATATAATGCGACAGATTCAGATGTAATTGATGACCTTGCTGCATCTTTCAATGCGTACAAGTATGAAGTGCATTTCTCTTCATCTTTCACGCAGAATATTCAATCCTCTATGGAAAACGGAACGACTGCTTTCGAGCAAGTTCTTGAAGTTACCTTACCAAAACTAACTAAAGAAGACCACAAAGAACTTAAATTAGTTTCTTTCGGTCATCCTCACGTTATTGTAGAAGACCAAAACGGAAATTTCTTCGTTGCTGGTCTTTTGAATGGTATGTCTGTAACTGGTGGAACTATCGTTACTGGACTTAATATGGGGGATTTGAGTGGATACACCCTTACCTTGACTGGTATGGAGAAAGTACCCGCCAACTTCCTTGACACTAACATCGTTGATGCTGGTGGAACAATTGTTTCTGGAACTTAATTTCCATAGTTTCTTTATTTATGATGAAGGGGGTGAGCAATCATCCCCTTTATTGTTTTATATAAAAAAAACAAAAATATAGTTTTTTGGTATTATAGTATGAAAAGAGTAAATCCATCTTTATCTACTAACACACTTTACGTTATAACAAGAGATTATAGCGTTACAACACCAGTTAGTGTTACTATAAGACAAGATGGTACTTATGTATCAGAGACTATAACAGTCACTCCTACATACACAGAGAATTATTGTCAATTAGATTGTGATTTCACAATCCTTGAGCAAGATAGTGTGTATTTTATGGAGGTTAAGAATGGTTCTGATTTGCTTTATAGAGATAAATTATATGCTACCTCATCAACAGACTATGTGCCTTCGTTAAATACTGGGGTTTACACTATTGATGCAGAGGGTGAGGATGAAGAGTATATTATATTAGATTAATATGGACAAGAGTAAAAATATAAGGGTTGTAAATCTTGCCGACTACGAGAGACCTACGATACACGAGGTCTCGAATAAGGAGTGGGTTATGTATGGGGACAACAATGATTATTTCGATGTAATTATCGAGAGATATTTAGGTTCTCCGACTAATGCTCGTTGTGTAAATGGTATTAGTGATATGATTTTCGGGAGAGGGCTTGAAGCCGTTGACCGACAAATCAATAGAGATGCTTATATTGAGATGAAACGTCTTATTGACGAGAGAGAATTACGCAAAATTGTAGGGGATAGAAAGTTATTAGGTCAAGCAGCAATAAAAGTTGTCTATAACAAGACAAAAACAAAGGTTGTTGCCATTAAACATCACCCAATGGAGACTCTTCGTGCTGAAAAGACTTCAGATGGGGTTATTAGAGCATATTACTACCATCCAAAGTGGTGTGATATGAAGCCAAGTGATAAACCAAAGCGAATCCCGACATTTAAAAACGGAGGGAAGAGCGACACAGTTGAAATCTATGTTGTTAGACCATATATTAGTGGTTTTTACTACTATTCACCTTGTGATTATCAATCTTCACTACAATATAGTCAATTAGAGGAGGAGGTAAGCAATTATCACCTTTCCAATATAGAAAATGGGTTACAACCCTCTCTTTTAATCAACTTTAACAATGGACAACCTTCAGAGGAGGTTCAAGAGATGTTAGAGAGAAAGATTATGGAGAAATTTAGTGGGAGTAGTAACGCTGGGAAGTTTATCTTGGCATTTAACGAAGATAAAGACACTGCTGCTACTGTTGATGCCGTTCACCTTCCAGATGCACACGCACAATACCAATTTTTGGCTGATGAGAGTCGAGAAAAGATAATGCTTGGTCACGGAATCGTCTCTCCTATCCTTTTAGGGATTAAAGACAACACTGGTTTCGGGAATAATGCCGAAGAGTTGCGGACAGCATCTATCCTAATGGATAACATAGTCATCCGCCCATTTCAACAGAATATTATCAATGCTTTAGATGATATTTTAGCGTTTAACAACATCTTTTTATCACTTTACTTTGTTACTCTTCAACCAATCGAATTTGTTGAGTTAGATAACATCTCTACAAGCATTGTAAAAGAGCAAGAAACTGGGGAAAAGTTATCTTCTGACAAGAATGAATTATCAGATGAAGAATTTGATGACTTATTTGCCCAATTAGAGGCGTTAGGAGAGAAGATTGATGACTCTTGGGAACTTATCCATAGTTGTGATGCTGAAACGGGCGTAGAACTCTCTGAAGCGAATCCTTTAGCCCCTTCTATGGAGGACAAAGGTATCTACAAGGTAAGATATGCTTATGTTCCGATTAGAAACTCACAAGGAAGCCGACAATTCTGTCGTAGAATGGAAGGATTGACTTCTGCGGACATAGTATTCCGTAAAGAAGACATTAATCAAATGTCTTTTAAAGGGGTGAACAGAAAATTAGGGCATCAAGGGAGAAATTATTCACTCCTAAAATACAAAGGCGGTAAAAACTGTCATCATTTCTGGGAACTGCGAGTGTATAAGAAAATAGGGAGTGGAGAAGTTAATATTGATGAGGCAGTAAAGGATGGGTTAATCCTCCCAAAGAACCCAGAAGAAATGGGGGTTAGACCAATTGATATGCCCAATGGAGGTGCTTATTTGAAGCGATTGTTTAACAAAATACTTGGGAAATAATGACTGCGTTATTTATATCACCTAAATATGTGAAGAGAAAGTCCATCATTGATGGAGAGGTGGATGCTGATAAAATAATTCAGTTCATTGAGACTGCTCAAGACATTCATATTCAGAATTATTTAGGGACTAATCTATACAAGAAGTTACAGACATTAATCATCGATGATGAAATTAATGATGCTGGGAATGCAAACTACAAATTGTTATTAGATGACTATATTAAGCCAATGTTGGCTTGGTACACACAAGCAGAGTATATTCCTTTTGCTGCCTACACAATCAGTAATGGAGGAGTATACAGACATCGCTCTGACAATAGCGATGCAGTAGATTATAGTGAAATTGCTGGGTTAACAACAAGAGCAACTGATAAAGCAACATTTTACACTAATCGATTTATAGATTATATGAACTTTAATTCTGAATTATATCCAGAATTTATTTCCTCTTCGGAGGCAATGTATCCAGATAGAGACGTTAACAACATTGGTTGGGTTCTTTAATGGAAGGAAAGATTAATAAATATAAGTTAAAAGATAACTATATAAGTTCGTTAGACCGCTTTATAGGGCGGTTAACGAACGAAGAAAAAAAGATTATAGATAATGGGGACAACTCTGACGGGAACAAGAATTAAAGATACTTACGATGGGTTGATTAAGATTGATGATAATCAACCTTTAAATGCAAGTACTGTTAAGCGACTCAATGATGGGTTAGGCAATCCTTGTCCTATTTACTTGTCTCAAGATGCCGTTGAGATAGACAACGGCTCTTTAAAGATTGGTGGGGCATTACTTGATGGGACTGATGCTGCTGGAACAAGTGGTCAATTACTATCTTCTACTGCAACTGGTGTACAATGGATTAGTGGTGGTGGACTTACATACATCGAGAGTGTTACACATCACAACTTTAATAATGTAGATGCCAAGACAGACACTTATGTCCCTATTAACACTACGGCTGACACATCGTCTCGTAGTATGGAGAATTACATTATCCCAATCTATAATGGTAGTGTTGCAAGAGTTGTGCTTATGACAAGCAACTCTGCAACTGGGTGTAGATTCTTTATGTACAATGGGACTACTGAAATAGGGAATGCCTCTACATTTGCTACAACTGCAAATACTGCAAGTGTTGTGTCTTTGAGTGCATCAAGTTTCTCTCAAGGAGATAGAATTAACTTTAGATTGACTTCTGAAGACCCACTTGGTGATGTTCAAATATCAATCCTTTGGGAATATACAAGACCAGTTTAAACGAAATTAAAATGATGAACCTAACTGATTTCAAGATATACGCACTTAACGCATCTGTATTGGCTTTAAATTTTACCGATATAGAATTAGGACTAAAGATAATTTTAACCATTGTAGCAATAGGTTATACGGCTCACAAATGGTTTATAATGGTAAAAGAAAACAAAAATGGTTGATTATTGGTTTAATAGCACTTGGGGGGTTATCTCTGTTGTGTATAATATAAAGAAGAGAAATGATTAACGAAAAAGGTTATGGTGCTATCTATGGTTCTACTTG